GTGGCAAGAAAAAGTGATAATTATAATGCGGTGGTGAAGGTACTATCTAGTTATGTTTTAATTAGGGGGCACATTGAGTTTTTAGAATTAAAGCTCAGTGAAGTTACTTATAATGACGGTCTAAGTTCAGTTCGATATGACAGTGACTTTGCGTCTAAAACTAATAAAATCACTCGTATTGTTGAGGAGACAGCAATAAAGAATATTGAGTATACTGACCTGCTAAAACAGCAAATCAAATTGTATAACAACAAAATAAAGTTATTGGAAACGAGCGTATCTTATTTAAAACCTGTTCAGCAAAAGATTGTGAAAATGCGATATTTTGATAAGTTAGATTGGAATCATATTTGTGAGACCTTGCTGTATTCTCGTGGTGCATGTTATAAACATCATGAACAAGCAATAGAACAGTTAGATACTTTGCTTTATGGATCAGGACTCTGGGTGAGCGCGTAAGTGTAGACATTGTGTAGACAAAAAAAGAAAAATACTGTGTTATTATGTTATTGTCAGAAGATGATGTTTGACCAGAAAAGACTAAAGTTGATACTTTGGTCTTTCTTTATTTAATACTTAATACGTTATTATAGTTAAGCTTCCGGAAGAAGAACTGGTCTTATGTCTATTGACATATACAACTCATATCTTAGTTCAATGTAATTTTAAGCAATCAATTTAATCGTGTTCTTTAAAGCAGCCTGTCATCTACTACAGATGGAAATGGCTGTTTTTTAATTCCACTAATTAATTGAGGCCTGTTATTACTAGGGATAAAAGATTAAGAAATTTGAGTAAAAAAATAGGTATCTCTTCAGTAATTGGAGTGGATGATGGAGGAGGTGATTGCGGATAACCGCTAAGTCATGATTATTAAATCAAAAGATTTACTCACACGTATGATTCAAGAAAGTCTTCCAGAAGTGGACCAGATAACACTTGAGACAAGTCCGGATGTATCATCTGGATCTGGAGTTAAGTTGTTACTAGACTCAAGTAAAATCGAACCAGTTACTGGAGCTATATCAAATGCTGTTGTTGGATGGAGGATTGTTTATTATCCAAGATCATCAGAGAGTGAGTCAGAGGCATATGTTGCCTATAACACACTTATCGAATCATTATTTGATAAGCCTGTCTGGTTAACACCTGAAAAAGTGCCTTTCAAAATGGGAGATGTAAGTGTAGTTAGAACTTCAGAAGAATTATATTTAAAGCTAATAATGTCAACGACATTAAACAAAAATACTAAACATTACGACTCAATGAAGGACGTAAATGTATCAATCGGAGGTTAAAAATGGGACTACCTAATGTAAATATTGAATTTTCATCAAAAGCTACAGCAGCAGTAAAACAAGGAACAGTGGGTGTACTAGCACTTGCACTAAAAGATTCTAGTGTTTCAACTGGCGTAGAGCAACATGATATTACAAGTGTAACGGATGTACCATCATCACTATCTGCTGACAATGAAGAGTTTGTTCAAAATGCTTTTGCTGGAACACCTAAACTGATTAAAATTGTAGTAATAAATGATGAAGCATCTGACTATACTGAAGCACTTAATCGTCTAGAAGCAATTTCATTTGATACTGTAGCCTTCCCGGGAGCTACAACAGATGAAATGAGTGTCCTAGCTACATGGGTAAAATCTATGAGAGACACAAAAGATAAGAAGATTATTGCAGTTCTGGCAGGTGTCCGAGCTGATCATGAGGGCATTGTGAATTTAACTACATCAGATATTGTTGTAGGGTCAGATACATATGCTGCATCTGATTACTCTGCACGTGTTGCAGGTCTAATTGCTGGTTTACCACTAACAGTAGCACCTACATTCCGAGTGCTCACTGAAATAGATGATGTGCCAAAACTTACGAAAGTACAGGCGGACACTAATGTAGATGCAGGTGAACTTGTGCTTTACCATGATGGTGAAAAAGTTAAAGTGGCTAGAGGTGTTACTTCGTTAACATCGGCATCTAAGAGTGCAGAATGGAAGAAAATCAAACTTGTACGCATCTTCGACAAGGTGTATACAGACATTAAAAGAACAATTGAAGATATGTATATTGGTGCAACTCAAAACAGTTACAACAACAAAATTTTGCTTGTAAACGCTATTAATGGTTACTTAGAAATTCTTGAAAACTCAGGTGTTCTTGACCCTGGCAAAAATGCATGCAGTATTGATCTAGTTGCTCAAAAGTCATACCTTAAATCAATTGGTATGGTAACTGATGATATGTCAGATCAAGAAATTAAAGAAGCAAATACTCGAGATCAAGTATTCTTGACTCTTAACGTTAAAGCGCTTGATGCAATTGAAGATGTAGCACTAAAAATTATTATTTAATTCATATAAAAGGTATATTTGGAGGAGAAAAAAATGGCAAATTATTTGAATGTAGATACAATTATGAATGGTACTTTTGGCGTAATCACAATGAATGGTCACGAAGTGACAGAAGCTTTTGGGATGGAAGCCAAAGTTGAGCTTCAAAAAGAATCCATCAAAGTGTGTGGCTCTCTAGCCGAACATGAAAAGTACATGGGATACAAGGGGACTGGTACCGTACGACTTAAAAAGACAAACAGTCGACTTGCATTAGAACTCATTGAAGGCATTAAGACTGGCAAACTTCCGAAAATTGAAATTATGTCAGAACTTGCTGATCCTGCAGCAAGTGGTGCTGAGCGTGTGTTAGTAAAAGGTGTCAAATTCAATGATTTGACTCTTGCAAATTGGGAAGCTGGTGCACTTGGTGAAGTTGAAGCACCTTTCTCATTTACAGATTTCCAAATGATCGATGCAGTTGACGTGAAGTAAGGAAGTTAACAATCAAAGTTGAATTAAATCCGCTTGGGAGCATAAGCCTTCAAGCGGATTTTTTATTAATAAGGAGGATGGAACATGAGTAATATTATGGATATGCTGTTAGCTGCAGAGGTGGATGATTTAAAAAGACCATCTGGTGAACGTGAAATTAAAAGATTATCAGATGTAATGGGCTCTCCATTTATTTTAGAATTAGAGGCACTCACAGTAGATGAGTTTAATGATATTCAAAAAACCGCTATTCGAATGGGAAAAAATGCGAAACTTGAGGAAATTGACACTGAAGCTGTCCAAATTGTATCGATTATAAAGTCGGCTAAGAATATCGATTTTGCAGATGAAGCATTACGAAATAGGTTTGAAGCACATTCATCAAAGGCTGTTGTACAAAAATTATTTTTACCTGGTGAAATTGCACAGATTTATAATGCGATAGCTGATTTATCTGGATTTGGAGATGAAGCAGTTAAAGATGTAAAAAACGTATAAAGTCGGATGGTTATGTTGGAATGCTTTACTATATGTGGTCAAGACACGGGCATTTACCTTCAGAGATACATAGGCGTTCGACAGGTGAAAAACTGGTGCTAACAGCGTTTTATGAGTTCAGAATGGATGAACTATCAAAATATGAAAATGTTCAGCCTGTTGTAAATGTGTAAGGAGGTGAATAAATGGGATTGGAAAAAAAAATACTTGAACTCGAGGGCAGTTTTAAGTCAATTATAAAAGTGACTAATGAACTTCAATCTGAGTTTAAACTTACAAGCAATAGTGTCAAAAGTATCGAATCGTTGACTAGCAACTTAAATGCAATGTCAAAACAAGTTAAATCTATTGAAATTGCGAAAAGTGCCAGTGCTAAACCGATGGGTGATCAAGCTTTAGATGGTCTTGTTGATGCGATTGTTAAAGCAAAGGAAATCAAAAGTAATATAACATTTGAAGTAGAAAAAGTTAAAAGTAATTTAAATGCATTTCTTGAATCTATGTCAGGCAAAAGCATAAAGATTAAAGTGGGTATTGTCAAAGATTTATTAGTAAAATCGTTAAACACTTTAAAGTCCAATTTAAAAGAAGTTGTATCAAAGCCGTATTTAGTGGTAGTTGAGACTTATAATAATGCTAAAAAAAGTGTTAAAGCTGTGCGAGAAACCCTGAAAACCTTAAGAAAAGAAGCTAAGAATCAGCCACTTGAAACTAAGGTTCGAATCTATGGTAATGCTGCACTAAAAAGTTACAGGAACTTCAGGAATAAAATCTCAGACAAATCTGTATTCATAGCTGTGGAAGCAAAAGTAGCAAGTTTGGCTAATGGTTTTAAAAGCATTAAAAAAGGATTCATGAGTATGATGCCTGCAGGCAATATCGCTTCATTGCTGTCAACAGGAGGTGCTAAAGCTGTTGACTATTTGAGCGGAAAGCTTAAAAAGGGTTTTGGCGATGCATGGAAAAACCGTGAAAGTGCTAAAAAAATGAGTGAGAATATGAAAAGGACCAAAGCAGCATTATCTAAAGTCGATGATACGATTCAAAATGTTGTAACTGGTATTTTTAGTAAACTTCTCAATAGTGGTGGCGGCGGTGGTAGCAATGTCTTAACAAAAATCGTCGATGTATTTGAAAGTTTAGCGAACTGGTTTGCTGAAAATGAAGATACAATTATAAATTCCGTATCTAACTTGATTACTAATCTATTTACTGGATTTGGTAGCTTAATGACCTTCTTACAACCCGTGTTCGGGTTTATAGGGAACTTGTTTTCAATGTTTATGTTGTGGGTTCAGAAAGCAGGAGAGACTCTAGGCACAATGATGCCAGGTATTAAGGAGTCATTAGCAGGTGTATTAGACTGGATAGCTCCTAAACTGACATTTATTTCAGAAGTTCTTGGATTCTTATTTAACAAGTGGCTAGAGTATTGGCCTGCGATCTTAGGCGTTTGGGAAGAGGTTTGGAATATAATTCAACCAGGTTTTATTTTACTTGGACAAGTAATAGATGGCGTTTTTTCTGCACTAGAGTCTGTATTCAATTTTGTTCAGGATAATTGGAATGTACTAGAAGAGACAATAAGTACTGTTGGAGATATTATCAATGGAACTTTTGAAGCTCTAGTTGGTACACTTGAAAATGTTAAGAATTTCTTAGGTGGTATCCTTGGTGATGTAATGAACTTAGTTGGATTAGGTTCTGATGATTCTTCAGGAAAAAAACATGCAGCTGGTATTGGCTATGTTCCTTATGATAATTATCCAGCACTGTTACACAAGGGTGAACGTGTTATGACAGCCTCAGAAAATGACCAAGTTCGAAGAGGCCAGTCAAACATGGTGATCAATATTCCAAAGCTAGCGGATTCCATTAATGCATCAAGTGCACTTGATGTTGAAGTATTCTTAGGCAAACTTGAAGATAAAATTGTCAATGTTGCAATGAATATGGGAGGATAACATGCAAATAAAAATTACCTATAAAACAAATCGCGACGGTCAGTTGTATGATCAATCAGTGATTCTCCCAGTTAATCCAGAAGCTATTAGTATATCTGAGTCGGTAAAAAATCAAGTTGTAAATGTACTTGGTGGTGAAGACCGAAGTTTGCTTGGAAGCCATGATTTGAAGACGGTTGAAATTTCGTCATTTTTCCCAATGCATGCGGATTCATTTACTATTGACGGTGAACACTTAAAATCTCCATCAGAATATATTAAAGCTTTAACCTCAATCGTTAAGGAAAAACGGTCTGTTGAAATTGATATTTTTGATGACTCAGGATCAGATACTAAAACAAATATGGATTTCTTTATGAAATGTTATCTAACGAAGTTCAATTATAGTGAAAAAGGAGGGTCATTAGATGTTTCATACACTTTATCATTTCAGGAGCGAAGGGATGTAAGCATTGATTGGAGACCTGTAGACCAGAGTGAAGTCACTTTAATAAGTAGAACTTCAGATATACCAGTGCCCAAAACATACACGGTCTCAAGTGGAGATACACTGTGGAAAATTGCTCAAAAAGTTATTGGGAATGGAGACCGTTGGCGAGAAATCTATGAGAGTAATAAAGAGCTGATTGGTCCAAATCCAAATGTAATTAAACCTGGCCAAAGGTTGGTGTTGACGAATGTTAAATGATGGATTCAAAGTTGAACTTTATAACAACACCCTAACAGATGGTGGGATACACGACATTACTGAGCTTATAAAAAGTTTAACTTGGTCCAGTAGTCTGTCTCAGGTTGTTGGTAGTCTGTCGTTAGACTCATTGGATGTGACAGATGAAGAAAACCTATTTATAAAAATGCCTCCTGGTTCACAGATCATATTATCCAAGTTTGATGAGGAAATACGTAGAGGTGTTGTGTTAAAGACATCAAGAAGCTCTAAAGAATCAATCGCTATTGATGTTGTGGACAATATGTTTTACCTAACAAAAAATATGACAACTCGTATTTGTGATAATGAACCAGGTGTTGAAGTTCTAAAGTCACTGCTAGAGGACTTTGAAATCCCTTATTTAAATTTACCATCATTATCAGTTGTTATTAAAGAAATATTCAGAGATTTAACTTTATGGGGGATTATATCAAAAGTGCTCTCTGAAGAAGAGCGAGTTACAGGGGACAACTGGATTGCACGCTGGTCTGGACAAGGTGTTGAGTTTATAAAACTAGGCATGGATCGACCACAATGGGTTTTAGATAGTGAAACTACAAGACTTTCAGGATCAAGTTCGCAAAGTATGGAAAAGATGTTTAACAGATTTGTTGTTAGAGGAAAGAATGACAGTGTGTTAAAGAATGAAGCAGATTCATCCTCGGTTATGAAGTATGGGCAAATGACGTATCAAGTAACAGATGAAGAAGCAGATCCTACAAAAGCAAGTAAGATGATCGAGACGTTGAAAAAACAGTTAAATAAACTCGATGAGTCATTTTCTATTGAGTGTGTTGGAAATCCTTTAGTACAATCTGGTGATCGTATTCAAGTTAATGACAAAATACTAAAAACAGAAGGATCCTTTGAAGTCGTTAGTGTATCTCACAGTGTAGCTAGTGGATTCCACAAAATGAACCTTCAACTAAGGAGGTGCTCTTATGCAGGGTGAAAAACTTGTAAGTTGGATTAATCAAACTGCTGAGAAAACAAAATTCAAAGGTGTAGAATTAGCAACAGTAACAGGTGAATATCCAGATATTAGAATTAGGGTAGATGGAATGGAACATGAGCTTGGGAATGGATTTTTGATCATACCAAGTTTATTTTTTTCTCAGAAATTTCATGTAAGCGCCGATTGGAATCTAGAAGGAAAAACCAGAGCCTCTCAAACACAATCTAGTAGCAGTCATTCACATACAATCCCTCAATTAAATGTTGAAAATATTGTGGTGGAAGGCTTAGATACAGACTTGCAGTGTGTTCTTGAAGTTGGAGACCGTATTGCTGTCATCTCGGCATTTGAAGGCAACAAGTATATGATACTTAATAAGGTGGTGGTAACATGATTTTTCCAGAGTATCAAAAGACCAATAGTACGTTAGACACCAAGCAGTCGGATTTCGGTCAAGAAGTTAAATGGGATTTCAAATCGGGTGGACCTGTTATTCAAAATGGTGATCTTGTCATAGTAAATGGAGTCGAAGCACTAAAAGTTTGGATAGAAAAAGCACTCACGACTGAACGATATAAGTGGCCGATTTATAAGTGGTCTTATGGCTCCGAAATAGAAAGATTGCTGGAATCACAATTAAATGGACAATCGATGTATCAATCATTAAAACAAACGATCATCGATACCTTAATTCACCATCCGCAAATTAGTGGTGTGGACGCTTTCAATTTTCAACGTATATCTGACAGCGTTAGGGTGAGTTTTGAGGTAAAGACAATATTAGATGATGTACTGGAGGTGAAATGGAATGTATGAGAATAAAACACATACTGAGTTATTAAAGAATATGAAGAAAGCCTTTACTGGTGTGGTAAATACTGGTGAAGGCTCTTTTGTTGAATCAGTTTTATCTCCTGCAGCGCTTGAGCTTGTGGAAGCATACATTGGTATGGAGCAAATACTAAAAGAGGCTTTTCCTCAAACGTCTTCTTTTGATGCGTTAAAACTGAAGGCTGAGGAGTATGGTTTGTCTATGAAGGAGAACGAAAGTCATGATGATCTCCTAGAAAGACTGCTTTTAAAGATGCAAAAACCATCTGCAAGTGGCAACATTAATGATTATTTAAACTGGGCAAGATCTGTAAATGGGGTTGGAGGTGTCAAAGTATTTCCATTGAAAAATGGACCAGGTACAGTTGAAGTGGCTGTTGTAGGGTTAGATAAAAAAGCTTCCAACAGTGACCTGCTCCAAAATGTTCGAACCTTTATTGAAAGTGTACGTCCAATTGGTGCAACTGTATCAGTTGTTAGTGGGCAAAATATTGACATTAATATTGAAGCGGACTTAAGGCTGCAAAAAGGATATACCATTGAAATGGTTCAACCTTCTATTGAAACACTGGTGAACAAGTACTTTGACCAAATGTCCTTTGAGCTGAATTATGTTTCGTCTGGTCATGTCGGTAGGCTCTTGTTTGAGGCTGAAGGTGTCATTGATTATGAAAATTTGAGAATAAATGGACAAAGTTCAAGCATGGAGCTAGGTGACTATGGTACGCCAGTTATTGGGACGGTGAGTTTAAATGCGCTCTAAATTTATTAAACAAACCATACCTCATTTTCTTAGAGAAGCTATGGTCTTTAGCGAGTTTTATGAATCTATAGGAACTGAGATGGATAAGGTCTACATTGAAATGAATGATATTCAGGCCCAGCTCAATGTATCTACTGCAACCTGGGGGTTGATGTACTGGGAGCAAATGTTAGGTGTAGAAGTTAATTTATCTAAGTCAGATGAGTTTAGACGTAGTGTTATACTTTCGAAATTACGCGGAGTCGGTACTGTAACTAGAGACTTACTTCAGGAAGCATCTAAGTCATTTAAAAATGGCACGTTAGCTGTTGATGAACATGCAAATGAGTATAGACTTACATTAAGATTTACTGAAATCAATGGAGTGCCTCCAAATCTAAATGATTACAAAGCGTTTGTACGTGATGTTATACCTGCACATCTTGAGTATAACTTTATTGTGAAGTATGTATTAAACAAAGAATTAAACCCATATACAAATGAACATATGAAACAACATACTCAGGATGAATTAAAAGTTTTAGATTATATTTAGGAGGAAAAAAATGAAATTAACTGAACTTCTTGGGTTAAAAAAACCTGAGGGTAGCGATTATTATGATATAGAAAATCATAATGAAAATGCAGATTTGATTGATTCAAAGTTTAAAGAACAAGACACAAAATTCGAACAGCTGAATACCCAGTACTCAGATATTAACCATTCACATGAAGGTGTATACGAACCAGTTATTGCTAAGAAATCGGGATTTAACTTAGATAAATCAGATTTAGTAACGAGTACAAGTTCTGCCCTTTTGGCAACTGCTAAAGCTGTGAAAATTGCATACGATAAAGCCTTAGAAGCCTTAAATGTTGCAAACTCAAAGTCTCCTTCAAACCACAATCATTCAGGGGTTTATGAACCAGTGATCAGCAAATTATCTGGATTTAACTTGAATAAATCAGACTCCGTATCTTCTACAAGCTCGACAACCATAGCTACAAGTAGAGCTGTAAAAACAGCATATGATCGGGGGACAACTGCACTAAATGCGGCGAATGCTAAGGCAGAAGCGGGTCATGGTCATACAGGGGTATATGAACCTGTAATTTCCAAGGCGTCAGGTTTTAATCTAAGCAAAACAGATTCTGTAACTTCTTCGAGTTCATCCTATCTAGCTACTGCAAAAGCAGCAAAAACTGCTTATGATAGAGGGACCGCAGGTATTAATGCAGCAGGAGCCATAACAAACTACTTAGGGGTCTCGAGTGCAGGCACAACACTTAAAGCAGGTCGCTTCACTGTTGGTGGTAAAAAACAACCTATGATTGTGTTGTCAACAGCTGCTCCTAATTTATCTCAAATGTCTGATGGGGATGTTTGGATTCAATATCAGGCTTAGGGGGATACAACTATGACCATTCATGTGAAGTCTTCTGAAGCAAATAAGGTTGTTTACACTAAAGAATGTGGCGGAACTGCGCAGAGTTTTAATATATATGGTAATCCCACTTGGACGAGTACATGTGCTGCAAACCTTTCAATCAGAATAAAATCATGGGATCCAAAGAATAGACAGTTGGTTGTTGAAACGTACATTTCAGCGAATCATAGTGGCAGTAGTACTGCAACGAGTGTTTATTTAAATGTACCAACAATAGATATCTATGGTTACAATGCAAGT